GGTGGTATGCCGCCGCGTTAATACGTCATTAAGGAATTAGACTATGGCATTGGAAAAAGTCGATTCGACTGTCCAGAGACTTCTTAGCAATATTCATACTTACAACAATGAATATAAGAAGTGGGAAGCGCGTACCACAAAGATCATTCGCCGTTACCGCGATGACCAAGGTACTAGCTCTGGCATGAACGAAGCCGCGCGGTTCAACATCCTGTGGTCTAACGTCAGCACGTTGGTTCCGGCTGTGTATGCCAAGCTGCCCAAGGCCGATGTCTCACGGCGTTTTGGCGATAACGACCCCGTTGGCCGCGTTGCGTCCTTGCTGATTGAACGCGCCCTTGATTATGAAATTGAGCATTACCCTGATTTCCGTTCGTCTATGCGTCATGCTGTAGAAGATCGTTTCCTCGGCGGGCGCGGCGTGTCGTGGGTGCGCTATGACCCGCATATCAAGCAGCAGGACGTTCCCGAAGATGGCTACCAAATTACCGAAGACATTGAAGAAGGCGAAAGCAGCGAAACGGAAGGCGACATCCTCAACCAAACCGCCGGAAACGAAGGCCCCCCTGAAGAGATTGACTATGAGTGCGCCCCCACCGATTACGTTCATTGGAAGGATTTCGGCCATTCTTGCGCTCGTACTTGGGAGGAAGTAACCCAAGTCTGGCGCTGGGTGTATATGTCCAAGGATGCCGTAGCGGAACGCTTTGGCAAAAAGGTTGCCAAGAAGATTTCGTTTAACAGCAGCCCAGACAGCCTGACAAAATACGGCCAATCGTCCAAGAACAACGACAAGGCCAAGGTATGCGAACTGTGGGACAAGGAAACCGCTAAGGTTTACTGGCTCATGGATGACTATGTTGAATTGCTGGACGAGCGCGACGACCCGCTGGACTTGGAAGGGTTCTTCCCCTGCCCCAAGCCGCTGTATGCGACAACAACCAGCGATAGCCTCATCCCAGTGCCTGACTTTATCCTGTATCAGGATCAGGCTAACGAACTCGATATCCTGACTGACCGCATTGACGGCCTGGTCAAATCTCTGCGCGTCCGTGGTGTGTATGATGCTTCGCAGCCAGCACTACAGCGTTTATTGACAGAAGGGGACAACAATACGTTGATCCCCGTCGATAAATGGATGGCCTTCAGCGAGAAGGGCGGCTTAAAGGGTTCTATCGACCTTCTGCCCATCGAGACGTTGGCCTCCGCGCTCATTAATTGTTATCAGGCACAGGCCAACATTAAGGGGCAGATCTATGAAATTACGGGCATTTCAGACATTCTGCGCGGCGCTGGCGCGGCTTCTGAATCGGCCACGGCCCAACAGCTTAAAGGGCAATATGCAGGGCTGCGACTGCGCGCTATGCAGGAAAGCGTTGCTTTATTCGCAAGCGAATTACTGAGGCTTAAGGCGCAGATCATCTGCACCAAGTTCCAACCTGAAACTATCCTGCGTCTAGCCGCGGCTGAACAAATGTCGCCTGCTGATCAGCAGATGATCCCCCAAGCCTTGCAACTGATGCAGGATAGTCCCCTTCGCTCGTTCCGTATCCAGGTTGCCGCTGACAGCCTGGTTCAGCTTGACGAGAACCAGAACAAACAAGACCGCATGGAGTTCATGAATGCTTTCAGCAACTTCCTGCGGGAAGCTGTCCCGGCTGGTCAGGCATCGCCTGAGATGGTGCCGATGCTGATGGACATGATGAAGTTCGGCCTTGGCGGGTTTAAGCAGGGCGCTATCATGGAAGGGTCGATTGATGCTGCTTTGCAGCAGATGATTGCGTCTAATGCCAAGAAGGCACAGAACCCGCAGCCCAATCCAGAAATGATTAAAGCCCAAGCTCTTCAGCAGTCCGCCCAGATGAAGGTTCAGGCTGATGTGCAGAGCCAACAGGCCCGCGCCCAGGCTGATATGCAGATCGAGCAGATGAAGATGCAGATGGAGGCGCAGCTAGAGACGCAGCGTCAGCAGCATGACGCCCAGCTTAAGATGCAGGAACTGGCTGCCAAGGAGCAGTACGAACGCTGGAAGACTGAACTGGACGCTGCCACGAAGATCATGGTTGCCCGCATTGGTGCCAACCCCGGCATGGATCTGCCGATGATCGAGGCACAACAGGCCGCGTCTGAGACTATCACCAAGGAACTTGGCGATAACGTCCGCATGGCGATGGATCAGATGACCAATGCCCAGAACAACATGGCAAATATGCACGGCGAGTCTATGCAGAGGCTCCATGATGTTCTCCGGGCTGCCAACGCGCCAAAGCGGATCGTGCGCGGCCCTGATGGTCGGGCGATGGGCGTTGAGCCTGTACCAGTTGCACCGCAGGGAATGATCCAATGATTACAACGACTAAGGGCAATATGGACGAAGCCTTGCTTGAAAAGCGCGAAGGCCAGCTTGAAAACGACAATGAGACAACTTCTTGGGTTGAATACTGGGATGGCGACGAGATGGTTCACCGCTCGGTCCATGTCCATCTGAAGAAACCCATGATTTCCGTATCTGAAATTGGAGGCTTTACGTGAGCAACACTCAAGCAATGTGTACGTCCTTCAAGGGCGAAATCCTGTCTGGCATTCACGCCTGTGGCACTACTGTCATCAGGGCTGGCACCGGAGCGGACACGCTCAAGGCCGCGCTGTACCTAGCCTCGGCCACAATTAACGCGGCCACCACGGTTTACACCGTAACCGGCGAAGTCTCTGGCACGGGCTACTCGGCGGGCGGCGTTACTGTTACCAATGCCACGGCCCCAACAACTAGCGGCACGACTGGCTTTTGGACGCCTTCAGCCAGCCTGACCTACACGACTGTTACGCTGACCACAGCCTTTGATTGCGTCCTGATCTACAATTCAACCCAGAGCAACAAGGCTATTTCGGCTCATACGTTTGGTTCGCAGACTGTGACAGCCGGGACGTTTACGCTGACCATGCCGGTTAACGATGCAAGTAATGCACTTATCCGCATTGCTTAACTCCTATGGCGCAGGGTCCATGGGATACAGGCACATGGGATAGCGCCCTTTGGGATAGCCTCCCAATCACGGGCAACGCTGCTACTGGGTCACCTGGCAGCGTAGGCGTAGGCGCGCGTACAGTCGCCCTGACGGGCGTACAGGCCACCGGGGCGGCAGGAACCGTTACCCCTAGTATCACCATCGCCCTGACAGGCGTCCAGGCCACGGGCCAAGTCGGCACAGAAGGCGAAAGCCTGACGATTGCCCTGACTGGCGTAGAAGCCACCGGCCAGGTCGGGACCGTCAGCCACGGCGGCATATCCCTTGCCCTGACCGGCGTCGAAGCTACCGGCACCGCTGGCAACGTAATCTACGTCCCTGCCCCCATCATCGTTGTCGATGACACCCATGACGGCGACTACCACAAGAAGCTAAAGAAGCGGTTTGACAAGGAAAATCAACGGCTTAAGCGCAAGCGTGACGATGTTATTGCGGCGTATGAGCGTATTGTTGAAGGTAAGCCTGGTCTAGCTAAAGAACTTACGGCTGGGTTTGAAGTCAAAGCTAAGTCTAGCAAAAGTACTGGCAAGTCATTACCTAATATAGACTTTGATAAGCTAATCAATGATTTGGACCGTACTGAGCAGCTTTGGAACGAATACTTAGAGATGGAAGATGAAGACTTGATGGTGCTTCTATGAGCAAATACAAAGCAATATACGACGGTAAGGGATTGCTTGCTGAGTACGAAAACGGAGAACTCACATGGGTTCGTGAAGAGTCCGGCAAGTCTAAAAAAGCAAGCCACCAAATTATGCTTGACATTCAACCGTATAAAAGCATGGTTGACGGAAGTATGATTACTTCGCGTTCAAAGCATAGAGAACATCTACGCCAGCATAACTGCATTGAGATCGGAAACGAGAAAATGCAGAACACCCCGCCGCCGGTTTCGACTAGCCGCCGCGAGATGTTGCACAGGCGTTTGGGCGATATGAGTGACCGCCAAGCCAATCAGATACTGGCGCAACTACGGAGAAATTGACTTGGACACCCAAGATCAGATCATTCCAGAAGACGACGACAAGGGCGTAGATCGTAAAGAACTGCTATCCCAGCAATTTGACGATATTGAGCCTAACGAACCGCAACAGCCCAAACCCCGCGCCGAAAACGGCAAGTATGTAGCCGCAAACGACGCCGCCCAGGCTGAACCGGCTGTCGAAGAACCCGTCTGGAAGCGCCCGCCTTCCTCTTGGAAGCCCGCATATCACGAAGTCTGGCAGACCGCCGACCCCCGCTTGCAAGAATACGCCCACAAGCGCGAAGAGGAAATGCGGGCTGGCATCGAGCCGCTGCGGTCAAAGGCTGAATTTGCCGACCAGATGAATGAGGCTATTAAGCCTTATCTAAACACCATTCAGGGCCTTGGTATTGATGCTCCGCGCGCTGTGAAGGCGCTCATGGAAGCCGACCATGTGCTGCGTAATAGCCCACCGGACCAGAAGCGAGCTTACCTTGCTAGCCTGGCCCGGTCCTATGGAATTAATTTGGGTGAAGTCGATCCGTACTCACAGGGCGGCCCGGTTGACCCAAATTATTATGCTCTCCAGAACGAACTGAATAATGTTCGCGGAGAAATTAGTAGTTTCAAACAGCAGCAGGAACAGGCTGAAAACCAATCTCTGCTGGGTGAAATCAATAATTTTGCTGGTAAAGCAGAGTACTTTGAAGAAGCGCGTCCGGTTATGATCCAACTCCTACAGAGTGGCGTAGCGGGCACGTTAGAAGACGCCTATGAAAAGGCGATTCGCCTTAACGACGATATTTTCTCGCAGACCCAGCAACGCTCACAGGCAGAAGCTGCGGCTCAGAAATCATCGTCGGCCAATCGGGCTGCGAAAGCAGCTAAGGCGGCAGCGGTTAGTGTCAAAAGTTCCACACCCGGCTCTAAGACTACGACCAAAGCGCAAGATAGACGCTCTATGCTGTTGGAACAATTCGACAGTGTGAACGAGCGTTTTTGATAACTTTGAAAGGACTATCCAATGGCTTTCGCCAATAGTTCGATCAGTGACATCATTGCGACGAACATTCAGAGCCGCAGCGGTGAACTGGCCGACAACGTAACCAACAATAACGCGCTCCTTCGTCGTTTGAAGGACCGTGGCAATGTGAAGACCTTCAGTGGCGGTAACGTCATCATGCAGGAAATCATGTACAATGATAGCACGACCAACAACACCAACAGCTATTCTGGCTATGAAGTGTTGAACGTGTCCCAGAACAGCCCCATTTCGGCTGCTCAGTTCTCGATCACTCAGTATGCCTCGGCGATCACCATCTCCGGTCTGGAAATGATCCAGAATACCGGCAAGGAAGCGATCATCGACCTGCTGGATGGCCGTATGAATGTTGCGGAAGCCCAGTTGGCTAACCGCATCTCTGGCGACCTGTACTTGGACGGCACCGGCAATAGCGGCAAGAACATCACCGGCCTCGGAGCCGCTGTTCCTGACGCCCCCAGCAGCGGAACGTATGGCGGCATCAACCGCGCTTCGTTCACCTTCTGGCAGTCGGTTGCTTACTCCGGCGTGACCAACGGCGGTTCCGCTGTTACTGCCTCCAACATCCAGCAGTATATGGATTCGGTGGCTGTGCAGTTAATCAGAGGAACTGATAAACCTGACCTGATCGTTGCGGACAGCAACTACTATCGCTTGTATCTCCAGTCGTTGCAGTCCATCCAGCGCATTTCGGACTCCGGTTCGTCTACCGCTGGCGCTGGCTTTGCCTCGCTGAAGTATTATGGCGCTGGTATGGCTTCGGACGTTGTGCTTGACGGTGGTATCGGTGCTTCGGCTACCGCTAACCACATGTTCTTCCTGAACACCAAGTATCTGATGTTTAGGCCGCATGCTGACCGTAACTTTGTTCCGATTGGTGGCGAACGCCAGTCGGTCAATCAGGACGCCATCGTGAAGCTCATCGGTTTTGCAGGCAATCTCACCTGCTCCGGCGCACAGTTTCAGGGTGTCCTCATCGCTTAAAGGAAAAACAACATGGCCTATTCATTCACTGAAAATCGCGCTGGACAGCTTCAGATCGCGAACACTGACTCTGGCGTCACGATGCCGAATGGCACTTCTGCCATTCCCACGCCGCCAAACACGCTCGGCCAGGTTTGCCGCGCGTTCGACCCGACCTACGGCGAAGGTGAGTTCATCATGCTTGTTGGCGTTGCCAGCACCGTGGTTGGCTCGCTGGTGTCCTACAATGCCACGACCTACCAGACAGCCTTGTCGGCCAATACGGCCAATCAGGCGACTCCGGTAGCCGTTGCAATGGCGGCCAACACCGCTGGCCTCTTCGGCTGGTATCAGATTGGCGGCCTCGCGGTTGTCAAGAAGACCGCCGTTGCGACCAACGCCCAGGTTCCCGTTTACCAGTCCGCTACCGTTGGCCGCATTATGGCTACCGCTGCGTCTGGCAAACAGGTTCTTGGCGCTCGTTCGGCTAACCTTGCCACTGTAGCTTCGGGTGTTTCGACTGTTATCGTGTCGATCAACCGTCCGCATCTGCAGGGTGCCGTTACCTAATGATCGTACCGTCTAATTTAGATGATACGATTCCTATCGTGTGCAACACGGAGGATCACGAGATTTTCGGCAACATAACTGCTGCCGTTGCTCGTGATCTTCCGTGGTTGCAGCTTTCTGAGCCGCACGATGGGGTAGCTGTGATTGTGGGGGGCGGGCCTTCTATGAAGCCCTTGCTCCCCATGATTGCCGGTCACAAGGCGGCTGGACATAAGGTTTTTGCCGTAAATGGCACTATTCCGACCCTTGCCAGCGTTGATGTGACCCCTGATTACTTTGTGTTACTGGACGCCAGAGCGCACAATCAGGGCTTTGTTCATCCAAATAAGAACACCAAATACCTAATTGCATCCCAGTGCAGCGATGGCGTCTTTGAGGCCCTGGGCGGCCATGACGTTACCCTGTGGCACCCGGCTTACCCTGGCATTCAAGACTATATTGGCGAGCGCGTTTGCGCCCTAATTGGCGGCGGGACCACCGTGGGCCTACAGGCCATGAGCATTGCCTTCTGCATGGGCTATCGCTCAATCCACCTGTACGGCTTTGATTCCAGCTATTCTGTGGCCGGGGAAGGCCATGCCTACGCCCAGGCGGCCAACGCTGAAGACCCCCGCGAAGGCTACTGGGTAGGCGGCAAGGAATACATCGCGGCCCCCTGGATGGCCCGTCAGGCCATGGAGTTCCAGACCGCAGCCGAACAGCTTGCGGAAGAGGATACGATCATTCAGGTCCACGGCCACGGGCTGCTCCCAGCCATTGCCAAGGCCATGTCTGAGCCTCCCGCGCCCATGACGGAAGTCGGGAAATACGAAGCCATGTGGCAGACCCCGCTTTACCGGGAAGTGGCCCCAGGCGAGTCATTTGCGGAGCATTTTGTCCAAATTGCCGATCCCAAGCTGACCGATGTTATTGTGGACTTTGGCTGCGGCACAGGGCGGGGCGGTCAGAAGATTGCCAACCTGACCCGCTGCGAAGTGCAACTCGTTGATTTTGCTGAGAATTGCCGCGACGAAGGCAATAACTTGCCCTTTACGGTAGCCGACCTGACCAAGCCAGTCGGCATCAGTGGCAATATTGGCTACTGCACCGATGTCATGGAGCATATCCCCCCGGAGGATGTGTCTGACGTTATTAGAAATATCATGGATTGCGTCGATAGTTGCTATTTCAAAATAGCCCTGTT